TGGAATGACGAGTGTCGCTGCCGCTGAACGACGCATTGACTTCAATTATGAAGTTGAACGCTTGAAGCGAGATGATCCTCTCGCTGCGTTTGATCCTAATGCGTTTGTTTTGCATGAGACTGTTAAAGCCGATGAAGCTAACGGTTCCCAATTTAATCCCTTGTCGCCTTGGAGGCGCACCGGAGATAAAACAGATTTGCCTCACTTGTTTCAGGCTATGGTTGAAAAGTATGCTCAAAATGTCAAGTTTTTTAAGTCCACTGACATTGATCCTGAGGAAGCTTTGAATACTATGCGTCCCAAACCTCAACATTTTGAAGAAGAAACGAGGTACAAACATTTGCTCGAAACTATTAGGGCAGATGTACAGCAGGATGACAATCCCTTAATGGCTTGGAAGCGTGACTACGCCGGCCAAGCAGATTTCCTGTTGCGACCTGAACATAGAGATGGTTCGTTTGCTATTGAGAAGAGTAGGATGGAAACCCAGGCTTTTTGGTTTTCCGAGAAGAAACCAGCACTTATTAGGCCCTCTATGACTCCCGAGATGCTTTACGAGTTCTTCACTTTTAGACAATTGGCAGTACCTTATGCCAAGTTTATTGAAGATCATCCTGATTATCCCAAAATGACGGCTAAGATCGCGTGGTCGTTTTTGAATTCCTTGAGTCCTACTGACTTGGCGCCACCTGTTCTTACGTGGGAGGAGTCACTCTCTACATTTTCCGCGGAAGCTATGAAGAACCTGACCAATATCGGTTCTTCTTTCACATCGTTCTTTGCTAGCTGTAAAAAGTTTGCTACGGATAATCCGTGGGTTATGGCTGCTGCAGGCATTGTTAGTTTGATTGCCGGTGTTATAGTTGGCAAGAAGATATACGAACACTTGCCACACGAATGGAATGCTTTGTATACAGTTCATCCTGAGCAGTGCACTTTCGCTAGAGTTTATGGACCTAGCGGCGAAGAGGTGTGTCCAATATGTTGGTTGCCGACTTGCAATCATAAGCGCTCTGAATTTAAATATTTAGGCGAAACTCAGAGTTTCGGCGCTAAGAACACGAACCAGACTCGCAGGTTCATGCGTACGTCTGGTAAGCAAAATTTGGACACTAGAATGAGGTCTCGCGCCTTAAAGGCTCATCGTTCTGAAGAACTTTTGGAAACTCAAGGAATCGGTCAAGGCCACTTTTCGAAACAACGCTTGATTAAAGACACTCAAGGAGCCACCCAGGATATTACTGAAGTGGTAAAGAGAGCTATGTTTGATTTTTCGATATCGCTTTCTGGTGGAGAGTGGGTTAAAGTCGGTTTCTGCTTTGCAGTGACTGGCAAGACTTGTCTCGCCCCTCTTCACTTTTTAACTGAAGCCCTTGGAATTATTGAGGACCGCGGTGACGATTTCCGCGAACCAGGTTCAATTCGGTTTAAGATGGTTAGTGACTCTGAAGAGTATTCCTTCGGTTTGGAAGAAATTGAGAGAATGGCCTACGAGGATGATTGTGCAACTGACGCTTGGCTTTTTGACGTCCCAAATAAGGACTATCAGGACAAGCGTGACTTGATTGGTTTGTTTCCTACCAATGATGAAGCTGCCTCTCTTCTTTTCACAGCTTCGCGAAATGTTCAAGCTCGTTTGGTTATGAGACAGCATGATGTTAATGTGTCTCACCTCACGGGTATTCGCGAGGAAAAAGTCTTGTCCAATGGAGCGCTGGAAGTCAGAAGAAATTTGATTTCATACCAGTGCGACAATTATAAAGGACTGTGTGGTGCCATGTTGGTTTCTGAGGGCACGCGCTTTGCTGGCAAGATCTTTGGCCAGCATATAGCCGGTTCCCAGCAAACCGGCGTTAGTCTTGGAGCCATAGTTACCGGAGACACTATCCGGAAATATCAGGGTAGAGTTACTGAAAGGCGTGAGCCTAGTTTCCCTGACATGGTCACCCAAGCTGCTCTTGATTTCCACGGAATTGTTCCAGCGGATTATGTTACTCGTAATCTTGACGTTCCATCCAGTGTTTTTATAAAGAACACTCTTTTACCTTGGGAGGGAGATGGTCCAGAGTACTTCAAGCGTAAAACTACGCCTGTTAACGTGAGTCCTCACAAATTGAAGCTAATAGAGCTAAGTTTGGTCCAGTTACTACGGAGAAGATTAAACTACCCGTTGTTTTGAAGGATTTTATGCGTACTCATTATCTCTCTCATGCCAACCATGTTCCAAAACGGATCTTCACTTTAGAAGAAGCTATTATGGGCTTACCCGGTTCGCACTTTGATGGAATTGATGGTAAGACTTCTGCAGGTTATCCTGACACGTCGTTTGGAATAAACGGCGATGATTACTGGAGCCTAGATGTGTTGGGACGTTTCGTTCCCGGCCCCAAGTGGTTGACCTTGGTTGAAGATGTCCAGAACTTTATTACCGTTGCTAAAACCGGATTGACCCCGGTTGTGGCTTTTAAGGATTGTTTGAAGGGTGAAAGGCTTGCTATTGAGAAAGTCGCGGCTGGTAAAGCCAGGCTTATTAGCATACCTCCCAAGTTTATCGTAGTTCTGGTCAAGATGTACTACGGCGCTGTTATTAAGACTTTATCTGATGGCACTCCTTTCAATACCATTCTTAAGGGTTATGACGAAAAGAACGCTGATTACTGGTCTGTAATTGGTAGATATCTCGCTGCATTTGGTGATAATGTTGGAGCGGGAGACTATCAGGCGTTTGATCATCACCAGGCTGGACAATCTGTAGAATGGTCAATGGATCTTTTTGACTCTTTTTACACTGACGCTACTTTGTGCGACAAGAACGTCCGGAAAGCTCTAACAAGTATTATTATACACCAGTACCACGTTTTTGGAAGTGTTCTTGAAGAATACCATGATGGCATGCCTTCTGGCTGGCCATTGACTTCTGAAATCAATTGTGTTACCAACCTGCGGTTGTTCTTGACTGCTTGGTTGGAGCTTCACGATTGGCGTGAATCCTCACTTTTGTCTTATTTTGATAATGTCCATTGTCTTTTCCTCGGGGACGACAACATTTTTTCTGTGTCTAATCAGTACAGAAAGTTGTTTACGCCTAAGCTTATAGCCAAAGTTGTTGCGCGTGAAGGGCATGTTTACACTGATGTAAACAAAGGCCCTGCTCGTGATTGCCTTGAATCTCTCTCGGAAGCTACAGTTCTTAAGCGCTCATTCCGAGAGTTTGCTCCCGGACGTTTTGTTGGACCGCTCGATCTTGATGTGGTTTTAGAAATGCCCTTGTGGAGCCGGGCTGGTGCTGATTACCGGTCCATTGCCGTTTCAAATCAAGATACGGCATTGCGTGAGCTTAGTCTTCATGGTCCTGAAGTATTTTACTTTTGGATGCCCAAGATGAAACGCTTCCAAGGGAAGTATTGGAATCCCTTGTCTGAGAGCTATGATGTGCTGTTTTCTGCAGCCACTGGTTCTCCGTGCTATGCCTATGAAGGCATGGCTTAAATTTAAGTAACGGGTGAGACCTATAATAAACTCTACCTTTCGGAGGTGTTAAATCCCGACGTTCGATTATAACGACATGCTGACGTGGGCTGACATTTTCAGGGAGTTCTACTGCCAGGCACCTCTAAAAGCCAGGACTTCCCTCTCAATACATCATTATGCAAAACACGACAGCAGCAACATCCGGTGCGAATGTTGAGCATGCTTCATCTAGTGCCACACACAACATTACCAGCTTTGAGGATGACACAATTGGTGCAACATCTTCTGAACCTATTCCTTCGCCTGTTCCTCTCGTGCCATTTATGGACGTGGAGGGTTCCGGCACGATTATAGACTTTCTCGAGCGTCCTACTCTTCTTTCCCAGGGTGCTTTCACGACGACAGATATTACAACTTTGTATTCTGTGGATCCTTTTTTGGCTCTTGTTACTGGTGCTAAAGCACCTAAGCTGAATGGTATTTATGGTGTAAAGGCTGACCTTGAGATAACTTTAAATGTAAATGCTACCCGTTTTCAGAGTGGCAGGTACATTTTGGCCTTTTTGCCTTCTGGTGGTATTCCAATATCAGCGCCTGCGTTCGCTACCTATAGAAGGATGCATGCCACGACGCTTGTTAATATCACCCAGCTGCCCCATGTTGAGATTGACATTGCGTCTCAAACGCATGTCACTCTCTCCCTCCCCTGGAAAGGAGTCGCACCTTTCTTTGTAAACCTGTCCACTTATCCTGTTGGCTTTGGCCAGCTTTTCCTTTATCCCTACGTAGGCCTTCAATCTTCATCTGGCGACTCTGTTGCTGGATATACGATTTGGGCTAGTATGAAAAATGTGTCTCTTATTGGGCCTACTGTCACGCAATCCGCCTTGGGAGATGCTGAGGCGAAGAGGAAAGGGAAAGGGCCTGTAGAAACTGTCCTTTCTAAAGTGGCACTTGCTTCAAACATCCTTGGTGATCTTCCCCTTTTGGGGAACTCCGTCAAGGGCGTTGGTTGGTCAGCTAGCCTTTTGGCTCGCGCAGCCCACGCCTTTGGATGGTCAAAGCCTCTGGATATGTCTGCTCCTATGGTTACTCGTGGCCACCAAATTAAGTTTTTAGAAAATGTAGACGGTATTAGCACTGCCAAACAAATTGGCGCTGTGTCCACAAATGCCGTTGACCCCGTCCCTATGAACGTTCATTCTGCTGTTGATGAGATGTCCTATGATTTCGTCAAGCAAGTTTATGCCTACTTTCAAACGGTTCCCTGGACTGCAAGTTATGCAGCAGGCACTCAGTTGGCTTCTTTTTCTGTTACTCCCAATGAGTTCAACGCGTACGGGAGTGGTTATGTTATGCCTCCTGTGTGTTTCCTTGCTAATACTCATCAGTATTGGCGTGGGTCTTTAAAGTACCGTTTTAAGTTTGTGAAGAATGAGTTCTATTCAGGTCGTTTGATGTTCAGTTATGAGCCCAACTATAAGGCCACAAACATATCAACGACCATTGCCCAGACTGAATTTGATAGGCGTATAGTCGTAGACGTTCGCCAGACCAATGAAGTCGAACTCACTGTTCCTTTCATTTCACCGTTTATGTTCCAAGAGGGCACTACGGGTATTGGTCACTTAATAATAACTGTGATCGATCCCCTTGTGGCCCCAAGTACGGTACCGTCCACAATTTCGATCGTTACTGAAATTTGCGGTGGTCCTGATTTTGAAGTCGCTGCCCCTTTGGGTTGCGTCTTTGAACCCTGGGCGCCTTTTGTGACCCAGTCTGCTTTGTCATCTTCTGTCAAGGCAGACTTGGGATCACCGTCAGACAAAGCGTCCCTTCTTCCAGCCACCATGTGCATAGGTGAAAAGATGATGTCTTTTAGGCAGTTGTGGAAGTTGCCTGTGGAGTTGATTGGAGATAATACCTTCAATCGCACCATTGCTGCCTCTGCAAATAAGGCCCAGATCGTTGGTCCTTTTTATGTTAGTGTTGTAGTTCAAAACACGAGCATTACTGCCACGTTAGTTCGTTCATATTTTTTTGGAGACTTTTACGATTTAGTTAGTAGTATGTATACGTGTGTTACCGGTTCAGCACGTGTTGTTATCACTGATCCTGGGCGCTATTTGTGGGCTCTCGGTTATTCATTTGGAACTATTCAGCGTGGGCTAGTAAATTCTGATCATCATACGGCAAATGAGAACGACAATTTGAAGACTTATGTTGATCTCACAGTTGAACCGCTAGACGTTACTATACCTCCTTACCAGAAGACAATGGGAAGGAGTGTTAGTGGGTCCATGTTCAATGATGCTGGAACAGGAGGATTTTATCCTGTTGCTGACTTTACCAGCACAACGAACCTTGTTGCGGTACCTTATACTACCACAGCTATAACCGTCCGGCGAATGCCGGCCGATGATGCGAATGCCTGGGGCTTTATAGGAGTCCCGGCCCTCGTGTATAAAACACAAACCTAGGTGTCTCACCCGACATCTTTGTATTACGTATTCAAAAACACAAAAACACATGCTAAGCAAGTAAGATTACTGGTAGTCGGTTGTTGGTCGTTTGTTACTAGGGTGGCGGTTTTTTTCGTTATTATTTAAAATCACAAAAACAAAATAAAAGATAAAAGTAATGCAGTTTAGCATTGCGCAAAAAACATTTATATAAGCTTCTGCTTGCACAGGTCTTGCGACCTTGTCCTGGTAGGTTAGTTTCGAAATGTCGGTCGGTTTGCGCAATGCGCATTCAGTGCTTTCGGAATGTTGAAGCGGTAACGCGTACTCTTTAGAGTGGGTGGTTGTTGTTTTGTCTAAACGTCAGGTGTTCCCTGTATGACGTCCTTAATCTGAGCCGGTTCGCCGGAGTGTTGAGGAACGATTCATGAGGATTGTGTC